ACCAAGCAGGTCCGCCTTTCGTACAACCACCCCGTCAAGGAGCTTGTATGGTGCTGCGACGAGGGTCACGCCCGTACCAAGATGTGGAACTTCACCTTCAAGGGTCAGCCCGCCGAGATTGTTCTCGAGCAGGACCTCACCACCGCCGACTCCAACTGTTTCATCGCCCCCGGCGCCGCGGGTACCCCCCTCCTTGTGTGCGGCACTGGTGGTGGTACTTCCAAGTTCACCGAGGAGGCTGTCGGTACCGTCGACAAGTTCAAGCTTGTCCTCAACGGCCAGGACCGCTTCAAGGAACAGTCTGGTAAGTACTTCAACCAGGTGCAGCCCCACTTCCACCACTCTGGCGCCCCCTACGCGGGTGTCTACGCGTACTCCTTCGCGCTCAAGCCCGAGGAGCACCAGCCTACCGGCACTTGCAACTTCTCCCGCATCGACAACGCGCAGGTTTCCATCACCACCACCTCCGGTAACGATTCCGCTACCAACCTCAACATGTTCGCGGTTAACTACAACGTCCTCCGTGTCCAGTCGGGTATGGGTGGCCTCGCCTTCTCCAACTAAATACCCATACGAGGTATTTTAGTAAATAATTAAAAAACAAAACTCGTTTTTAAAATGCATAGTACCAATGCTGTTTAAAAATGATTAGAGAAATGACTTTATCTGGATGTATGCGCAAATATACACGTGTCGAACTACTTACTACCTTGACTATGATGATGCACACCATAGAAAATAACCCTGATACGGAACTTAATAGAACTATGGCAATCGCCATGTTTGAGGTTACACTCAATTATTACAATCTTTTCACACGAAGTGGTGATAAAAAATTCATTCAGGTCTGTTATGATAAAGCAAAGGGGGCTAAAAATGATCACAGATTTACAAAGTATGTTCATAAATTTGAGGAACTTACCAGGCCGCCACCCTTGCGCCGATCGAAGCGGTTAGCAAATAAGCGTACTTAAATATAAGCCTCTCATTATAGATAATGTTCAAGAAAGTGTTTGAACTTTTTATTAAAGTGGATAAACCTCTATTGGGACGTTGGAATTTGAAGTCGTGTAACGAAATTTCAACATCCATCAATTCTATCTATCAGAACAGGGATCATTGTGGTGATACGATATGTAAAACACCAAAGAAGGCTTCAGAGTACCCCTCAAAACAATCCTCCACCGAGCATACCCAAACCACCGGTAAATAAACCCATACAGCTGGCAATAGAAGCAGCGGGTGTGGTAGGAATACTACCAGCTGACCTCATAGATGAGGAGCAGCAGCATACACAGCAAACCAACATTAACATGGGGGCAATTTGTTGCATCTTTTTTATAATGGACTTAGAAAATAAACACAATACCTAATCATGTATGAGATATACACCGATGGGAGCAGTTTGGGAAATCCTGGACCTTCTGGCTGGGGTGTGGTCAGTGATAGTTTTAAGCTTAGTGCTGGACAACCTAATTCAACAAATAATCGGATGGAGATGACAGCTATTTTGAGAGCTCTTCAAGAGTCTGTGAAGAGAGATATTCAAGAGGTGCGTATATTTACGGATAGTAACTACGTGAAACAAGGGATAAATTCATGGATTATAAAATGGAAACAGAATGGATGGATGACATCTGCGGGTGCACCCGTGAAAAATAAGGATTTGTGGATTGCTATCGATGAAACGCGTAAAAAATTAAAAGTGGTTGAATGGAGATGGGTAAAAGCCCATAATGGCGACCCTAGAAATGAAGAAGCTGATACATTAGCCAGGGAGAGTGCGAAAAATATATCTGTATAATCTAAGTCCATGAGTGTTCAAAAGCAAGACGAACACTGTGAGTGGTGCGAAAAACAAGAAAAGTTGCTTATAAAATGGGCAGAGAAGGCGGCTGGATACCGCTGGTTGCATAATCATGCACGCTTATTCTACAAGAAACAGAATGATTGGTTGTCTTATCCTAGTATAGTCATAGCAAGTATAACGGGTGTCGGTGGTTTTGCCGTCCTAAATCCCAGTGGGAATGAAGATGTATCTCAAGATACCAAAAACAATATAATGATTATCCAGTATTTCTTTGCCTTCCTAAATGTTTTGGGTGGAATTTTGACGAGTATCTCAAAGTTTAGTCAGTCTCTACCTCTATCTGAGGCACACTCGGCTATGTGCGTACAATGGTCAAAGTTCTATAGGTCTATCGATATGGAAATATCACTCGATGTGAAACACCGTTCAGAAGTTGTCGAGTTTCTTATGAAGTCTCGAGAAGAATATGACAAGTTATTGGATGATGCACCAGATATACCAGCTATATCTATTCAGGCATTCATGGTTCAATTTCCCGAGAAAGAGAACAAGCCAGATGTATGTAACGGATTATCGATTGTGGTGAGTGATGATGCAGCGTCTGTGACAGGCTCTAGACGTGCTGTAAACAGGTGGTTAGGGGCTTTCCAAAATATAAACAGAAGAAGGAGTAAAGAGATGGATGAACTAGAACGCGTCGACTCTGTATAATTTTCTCAGGATACTATAAATGCTTAGGTTAATACAGTTTTTACCTATTTTAGTTATAACACTCATTTACGGTCTCGTGTATGCCAGTATCAATCGAATTAACCCCGATGCGTTTGGGTTCGGTGATAGTGTTGTAGATCCTTTTTACTTTTCGTTTACTACAATGTCATCCGTGGGTTATGGTGACTATTCCCCCAAGACCCGATTCGCGAAAGCTGTCGTCATGAGTCAACAGTTTGTACTCCTCGCGGAAATCAGTAGCCTCCTCGGTCTCGACAAGCTGGGTAATTCCATTAAAAAGAATGCAAACAATAATATTAATGCCATGATTAAAAATGCTTAAAGTAGAAGTTCCTATATAGTATGTGGGTGGTCCCACCGTTATACAAGTTGATTAGTAACATGATCAAGTTGCACCGTTCTTATAGCTCAGTTGGTTAGAGCGTGGTGCTTATAACGCCAAGGTCACGGGTTCGAGCCCCGTTTGGAACAGCTTTTAGAGTGGGTTATCCTCACTGTAAAAGTTGTGATTTTCATTTCTATTACTCATATATGACTCCCACACAAGTTGGGATTAAATTGAATGATACGACGTCTGCTAGTGAGTTAGATTCGTTTTTTACTCGAGTATGGTCTCAGGATAGACGTGTTAAGATTGTTTTAGATGCCACGGATTGTAGAAAGATTTCATTGGGGCGTATTCTTTCTATGAAAGGTGTGTTAGATGAACACAGATACAGTTCTAGAAAGTATATAGACCATACGGTTGTCTTGGTCAATTCGGGATTTGCACGATTTATATTGCGTGCAGGTTTGGCGATCATTAAGACTGAGAGACCAGTTTACATTAGTACCCCCACTTGACATCCTTAGGGGTGGCATGTGGATGATATCTCGAGAAGAAGTTGCGTTCACCGTGGTCGCTATGACCGATGAGACTCTTTTGTGACCTGTCTATTACCATATACTTTCGCATATCTTTGTAATACACTCGAGCTCCTTTATTAATTAAATCTTCATGTTTCATGTCTATGTGGTTGTCCATGGGGTAGAAGTGCTTCACATACTTTCTCATATTATTTACGTTTATGAGGTAACATTTCGTACTCGAAATCCATTTCACCTTTTCCAAAGTTCCCTCGGTTTTATCGTGAAGTCTGGAAAGACAATGGAAGAAACACATTTCCATATTTTCTCCCTTTTCATCTATGACCTCTTGAATTTCATGGAATAAACGGGGTGACTTAATGATGACGTTATCTTCAAAAATCACAGCATATTTAAGACCTTGATCAAAACACCTTTTGTAAAAATCCATGTGTCCAACAAAACAACCTATCGCTCCCATATTAAAGTAGGTGATATTAGGACGTTTCACAAGAGGGTCATAATGCATCTCTAGAGCCTTTTCAAAGTATTCAGGTTCCACAATATCTTCGTATTCCCTAGCCACCTTAACATTTCTTGTATTAGGTCCGTATATGATTTCAAGGGGTAAAGTATCGTTATAGTGTCTCATAAAACGCTCCTGTCGTGATTTCGCACCATTAATTGTTAATACGAAACATTTATAATCATATTTTTCTTTCAATTTAATTTTTTCTTCTCTATATGTGATTGCCAAAATATATATGACAAGCGTCAATAGTATGACAAACAAAAACATACCTACTTAAACGTGAGAAAATATATATAAATAAGAATGAACGCCATAGATGTATGTGGTCTGTTGGGATCCGCTTTCATCGTTGTTATGTTCATACCCGAAATTAACCACGTGTACAAAAATCGAGATGCCAAAGCTATAAATTACCACTTCCTGCATTTGAACTTGGCTGCGAGTGTTCTGTCCCTCGTATACTCATTCCATTACAGTGTCGTACCTATGACCATTACAAATGTTGCCGCTAGTCTTTTCACCTTTCTCATGTACTACTTCAAATATATATACGAGGTTAAAGAAATGAATCAAATTACTGATATAGTAGCCGAGGCTCCGGCTCCTATGGTGTAGTTGGTCAACACTGTGGACTTTGAATCCACCACCCCAAGTTCGAATCTTGGTGGGAGCTCGTTCCGGATCATATGTGGGAGACTGATAAGACTGTTCACCTTACCAGGCTCCCTGAACAAGTATATGTGATGGACCCTTACCCTCTCTTAGCTCAGTTGGTAGAGCAGTGGACTGTAGTTCCAAGGGTCACCTGTTCGAATCAGGTAGAGAGGACCATTCCTCTGTAGCTCAGTTGGTAGAGCGACAGGCTGTTAACCTGTAGGTCATCGGTTCAAACCCGGTCGGAGGAGATTCTTAGATAGTGTCATCCACTATGTAAAAATCTCAGTGTATAATAAACAATGTCTGCAGTACCTATGTTAGCGGGTGTAGGCCTTCTCAGTGTATGTTGTATTTCTTCCAGTGTAGCTTCTACTATGATGGGTGGTGGAGAGGAGACCCCGGAAGATCCCACGACTACGACCCCTACCGGACCTTCTCTTCCTAAGGGACGTTATGTTCGTTTCACGTTCCACGAAGGCGCTCCAGCTAAATATATCTTAGCACCTAAGGAAATAAAGGTGTTCGATAAACAAGGTGTGAACGTCGCTCTCACAAAGCCTGTAGAGGTTCATGGACATCACAGTGTCGAAAGGTTTCCTAAAGAAAATGCCGTGGATGGTAAAGAGGATACTATCTGGCACTCCAAACATGGTGGTGATACGGATTGGATAGAGGTGGATTTAGAAGAAGAGGTTGAAATTTCCAAGATTGTAATTACACAAGGTACCGGAACCACTGTTTATAACGGTGTAGCGAGTTGGGCGCGCATGTCGGGTGGTGGCCCTGATTCGACCGATAAGGGTTCATATGTCATCATTAAGGATGCTGCTAAGACTGAAGTGAAAAAGACGGAAGATATTAAAACGGTCGCCGCGAAGTATACGTATGATTTTACCAAAGAAGGTGGAACATGGGAGTAAATAATCTCAATGTATAATAAACAATGTCTGCAGTACCTATGCTCGCAGGTGTAGGTCTTATGATGGTGTGTTGTTCATCTTCTAGTATGGCTTCTATGATGATGGGTGGTGAAACTACAGAAGAAACCAACCCTGTAGAAACTGAACCCACCCTCCCAAGTGGTCAGCATGTGAAGTTGATCGCGAGTGCCGCACAGGATCCTAATGCAATGCGTGACGATGGAACAACGCCTGGTAACGTGGATGATACGAATGAAATTCTAAACCTTGCCGAACTTGAAGTGTTTGCCAAGGGTGGTACAACCAGTTTAGCTGCGGGTAAAACTGTGACGGGTAGTTCCGAATACTCTGCTACTCATGGATATCTTAATCTTGTAGATGGTAATATGACAAATTTTGCACACACAAAAGGTCGTACCGCGGGTGAGATTGATTACCTCCAGGTTGATTTAGGTTCGGTCCAAGAGATTGAGAAGATTAAGATTACTAACCGTACTTCTTGTTGCAAGAACCGTGCTATTGGTGTAAAGGCTGTAATTCTCGGTGCGGATGGTACAACCGTAATTAAGGAGACGCCCGCTATTACCACAATGGCTGATACGTATACTTTTACATTCCCCGATTCGACAGCATGGGCTTAAAATAACTTAAAAACACAAATCTTATCAATAGTAATGACCACTATTGCTAATTTATTGATTTCACCAGTCGTATCCCTAAAGAAGAGATTCGGGCGTCGCGTGGCGTCATCCGCTCTAGATGCCCCACCACCCCCGGTTGATACCACAAAGCAATGGGACTTTGGTAGTTACTGCTGGAAAGTTACAGTCAAGTCTAAAGATAGGGAAAGTGGTAAACTTGACAAAACCTTCATTGGATACAGTCAGAATATGAATATCGCAGAGAGGACCAAAGGTGCTTGCGATAGATTTAAGAAATCGGGGACAGTTTGTGGAGAACCAGAGCTGGCTATGAAAGGTGGTGAATGCGATGAAGTCATATTCATGAAAAAGACTCCGGATGGACCACTTATCCCAGTTAGTGTCTCACCTTTTTAATCACTGCTATTAATTTTCTCTATGTGTATATTCTGACAAATTGTTTATCAAAAAGTTATTTACTATATCACCTATAAAATTCATAGGTCTGATAATATCACAAAACAAAATGACTCTGTATTTGTTTGTGTTATTTTCAACATAATGTAAATATGAATCGTCTAATAAAATTACTTCACCATCTCTCCAACTATAGGACTTTCCATCTAAATTTATGAAACAGTCATCACTATTTGGTGTTATTAAACCCATATGCAGTCGTATACAACCACTATACGGACCCTTATGTGGAACTATTTTAGCACCCGGTTTCAATACTGATATCATAGCTGTCTGAATATTTGGCATTGACCGAATTATATCTGTAGTTTTGGGACAAAGATTCGCTCCTATGGGATCTATTTTATTGAACCATTTCAGATAGAGTCTTGTCCAATCGGTTTTAGATTTACCCAAACCCATAAAGAATAAATCATTATTTATTGTGTTGAAATTTTTATATATATTTTTTATTTCATTTTGAATTATTTTGAAATTCATTTTGATAAGTATAGCCTCATTCAATATTGTTAAGTCATGATAATAAGGTTCGATTGGTATTCTAGAAGTTGCCCTAAATATCATATTTGAAATAAATAAGATAAGTAGTATAAACCTCATACCTATACATATACAATAATTAAAATTTGTCACTTTGTTTATCTGGACCTATATACACTGGCGGTGCTTCAAGTATCTCAATCTCAAGCTTACCCTCTTGAGTCTGAGATGGTGTTACATATGCTATACGGCAGTCATTAGCTCTTAGTACAGGATTACCCGTTTGAACTGGAACAACAACCGGTTTACAAAGAAGGGCGAACATTTAATGTATGATAAGATTTAAACTTCGTCAATTCCACCGATGTATTTGACATTTTTATTAATTTTACGTAATAAATTCTTATTTTCTAGATACACCATTCGCGTACCCGAGGCGTAAATACACTCCCTTGTTATATTAATCGCCATATATTGTGTGCTATTTTTAAAACAGAGTTCTGATCTAGAATGTATACGATCAGGAGTGTCTATCATACAATCGAGTACAACGTCCAATGGACCCATATTTTTTACGAGTGATTCTAAAGTTTCTTCGGGATCTTTAGCCTTCGTAGGAAGTAATGTAATTATTTGTCGTGGCCTATCCATGTCGGTAATCATCGATTTTGCACTTTTATAATTAGTTGATACATGAAAATTATCACTTTGTTTCAAATCAGCTCCCATTTTAACTCCTATTTTATATAAAACACTTGGTAAAACGATTCCAATTGACATTATACAATTTTAACTATTATATGTTTTAACCTCGTTCCACCCTTGAATGCTTATATCACTCTCTTCACACCAGGGATAAATACTATCCTCATCTCCTATGAAATTGAGAGCTCGGACACCATTATCAATACACCTATCGCATATGGCTTTATTATCGTCTATGATGAGACCTATATTAAGTGCACGGCAAATGTCCGCTTTGTGTATTTCATTAGGTGTATAACTGTT